ACCAATTGCGTGGGAAAGTCCCTATCCGGGATGGGTCGTGGTTGCTGAAGGTGCTCCTGCCAGTGATACTCAGTCTTTCGTCAACGGTGCGTGGGTCGACGATCTCGAGAAGATCAAAGCCGCAGCGATGGAATCCATCAATCGTTTCGAGGCCGACGCTGTGGCCCAGATGGCTCAACTGACCACAGCCCTAGCAACGTGCGAGACGTGGAGGGACATCAAGAAGGCCGAGCAGGACATAGCGGACAACAAAGTTCCCGCAGACACTCAAGGTCAGGCTGAGCGTTATCCATTTCTCTGGGGAATCAGTCAGGTGGCGGGAATCACTATGGTGAATGCCCTCTCGCTCGCAAAGACTTTTCTCATAGCCGACATGCAGGAGATCGCATTAGCGGGTGCGAGAGCACTCGTGGCTCGCTACAACGCGGCGAATGCCACCACGGCAGCACAAGTTGAAGATGCAGTCTCGGTAGCTGAGGGTAGCCAGCCTTAAGTCGAACAAATCGCTTGTCCAAAGAACAATCCGGCACTACACTGGAGCAGCTCGTAGCAGGAGAGATGGGAATGGCGTCGCCGAGATTCATTACTCAACCGGATGAGGCAGCGACTGTTCTCTTCAGGTTCGTAGTGGATAACCCGAAGTCCTTCCCGGAGGACATGAGGGAGCACATTCTTCGGCTTCTGGAGCCGGGAAGATCTCCATCCTTCGCAGTCTCCGAGAGTGCGGAGATGATCTACGCTCGTCAGAAGGAACTCTCCAGGGAGGTTCTGATGCTGGGCGCTGAGATGGCTATCACAGCTTCTCATCTTCGCATCAATAACTTCGCAGACGAGGGCGGTAAGCGGGGACGTGACATCGCTGAGGCTCTGCGAAAAGCATCAGGCGAGAAAGCGCCAGCAGGAATGTCTTGGATCTCCAAGGAGGAGATGCCAGAACCGAAGAACGTCTATCTTCCTCCGGTCGGCTCGGACAATATCGACGCACCCGCACCGGAACCTTCAGCAAAGAGCGTCGGCTAGAAAGGAGTTTACGATGGCAGATCAAGTCAAGGAGCCGGTGGTCGTTACGACTGCTCAGGGCGTCACCGATGCGCTTCAGGCGGCGATTCGTTATCTCGTCGTCATCGTCGGTTTTCTGTCTGGCCTCGCAGGTCTCATCGGCAAGGGTGCGACGGTGGACGCTGTGACTTACGTCCAGACGAATCTCGGCGGCGTCGTCGCCGCGATCTTCGGTCTCGTCGGCCTCTGCACTGCCGTCTATGGCATCTACAAGACCTGGAAGCGCGGTGCTCAGCTGACCACGGTCGCAGCAGATCCGGAAGTCCCCAATCACGTGGCGAAGCTCGCCAAGTAAGGAGAACAAGAATGCGTGCATTCATTTTAATCGCTGCGGCTGCGCTCAGCTTCCCGCTCGCAGCTTGCGAGACGATGGGAACGACTCAATCGCCAGCGCCGCTTCAGCAAACGGCCATCGACGATCGTGGCGTTCGCATTGCGTTCCTCTCGCTCGACGCAGTCGCCACGCTGGTCGATCAGGCCATCGACGCGAAGCTCATCGTCCCGGGAAGCCCGAAGGCGTTGACCATTGCTAACGCGCTCACGCGCGCGAAGGCTGCTGTGAACGCGGCATCCCACGCTCAGAAGGCTGGCTCGGTCGCCACCTACCAGCAGGCGATGGACGAGGCAACGGCTGCAATCGCTCAAGCCAAGACGGCTCTGGGCAAGTAACTCTCGGTCTGAAGGAGATCAGGAATGGATCAGACCATCCAGAATATTCTCAATATCGCACGTCAGCTCGGTCCCGTGATCGAAGGGCTCACCGGCACCTCGCTCGTCACGCCGGCGATCAACGCCGGAAAGGCCGTGCTCGAGCTGATCGACGGCATCAAGGAAACTGCCGGTGCAAGTCAGGACGAACTCCAGGCCACGCGTGACGAACTGGAGACCCGCGTGAATGCTCACGTGGACGCCACGGTCGACCGCCTTCGTGGCGAGTAAGCCTACGGCCAGCGATGCGGGAGGTATCACTCTAAATGTCGATTGATGTCGCCCGCATCGCGTTTGCTCAGCAGGAGTACCGCACTACTCCTGCGATCGAAGACTTGAGCATCCAGACGAAGCATCCTCTTGCAGTAGAGTTTGAGTACAACACTCTTCTGCAGAATCTTGCAGACGCCAACACCTTCGGTGCGACTGTTCTCGCTCTCCGGAAGTTAGATCGCTGGACTTGGGCCTGCTTCGTCTACAAGCAGAACTATCCTCCCTTTGAAGTGGGAACAACGATAACTATCAAGTATCCTCGTTTCGGATTTACGAATGGGAAGAACTTCATAGTCAAGAGGGTGCGGACAGACTCTAACGCGTTGTTTGACGAACTAACTCTTTTCGGGCCGCAGTAACATGGGAATCTTCTTCGCAGCTCCGATTGACGAGCATCCTGACTACAACAAGGTGACGACTACGCCGACTTGTTCTACTCAGGACGCCAACTTTCCCGCGTCCAATCTTCTCACGATGGACCCGACTCAGGTGTTCACGTCTACTATCCAAAATCCCGTCATCCTGTGGGATCTTGGAGCTTCGTACTCCTTCGACGTGGTCTCGCTCATCTACACTAATCTCAGCGACACAGCCACTCTCTTGATCGAGACCAGCACGGATAACATCTCGTACACGACGCGCTACAACGGTCTCGCGCTTGCTCACGCGATCTCTGGGCAGACGACGCAGAATAAAAAGAACATGTTGAGAGTGAATCACACTCTCCTCAATCTGTCAAGTCCAGTCGCGGCTCGCTATCTTCGCATCACGCCCAACACGCAGATTGCGGGAGTGTTCCCGACAATCGGACGACTCTTCGTCGGGAGTAAGTTTACTCCTGCGAATGGCTGGCAGTACGGCTCGCAGTTCACGTTCCAAGATAACTCGCCTAGGCAGCGCACGGATCGTGGAGCTTTAGTCGTGGACGCACAGCCTGTGATCACAGGAGCCAACGTCAAGCTCGACTTCTCGTCTCGCCAAGAGATGTACGACAATATCTACGAGTTCAACTACTGGCGTGGCGGTGCTCGCGAGATCTTAGCCTGCCTAGAGACTGATCCTACTGCTCAGCAGTGGCTTCAAAAGAATCTACTATACTGTACCCTCACGGAAGGTCGTACCATCTCATTCGATGCGTACAACACTCACAGCTCCGCGTGGGTTCTAGAAAGCATTGGCGTCGGGTGAGCATAGAAGTAATCATTGAGTCAGACGAGAAGAAGGGTTGGATAGACGGGCACATTCCTCCGCACGTCTTCAACGCTCTCTCAGAGCTTCCGGGCCGCAAGCGGTACGTGCAGGGCAAGCCCTTCATTGAGCTCTCGAGGAGCAACCTAGAGTTCCTCGACACGCGTCTAAACGTGCAATGGCGCGGGCCTGCGGCAAACCTCGTCGAAGAGTTCAAGAAGATGCGCGAGGCTGAGAAAGCTACTCGCGACGCTAGGTTTCTCACCCCCACTGACTTCGGCTTCCCCTACAAGCATCAGCCTTACGAACATCAGCTCCAGTGCAATGTTCTCGCAAGAGGGAAGGTTGCCTTCGGCTACTTCATGGAACAGGGTACTGGAAAGACTAAGGCTCTGCTGGACGACGCTGCCGACATCTTCCTCAATGGAGGAGATAACGGCAAGATAGACACTCTGATCATCATCGCACCGAACGGAGTCCACGCGCAGTGGGTGAATGAGCAAGTACCTGAGCATTTAAGCCCCTCTGTGCCTTGGGCCGGTGGGTACACGGTGGCAAACCCTACGCCTGCGGAAGCTCTCAGACTAAGCAAAGCAAAGCTCTTTAGGCAGGGTCTCAGGATCATTGCCATCCACATCGACATGCTGAGTCACAAGAGCGGAGAAGAGATGCTGCAAGAGCTACTTCTCTCCTCGAAGGCCATGCTGGTCGTAGACGAGAGCAGCCGGATTAAAGACGGTACCTCAAAGCGTACTCAGAATCTTCTGAGTCTTGGCAAGCTGGCGAAGTATCGCCGAATTCTCACTGGAACGCCAATCTCGCAGGGTGTTGAAGATCTCTACACTCAGTTCTTCTTCCTCGACAAGAATATTCTCGGCTACGACAGCTTCTACGCATTCCGCAATCACTTCTGTCGTCTTCAGCAGATTGAGGTCGGTAAACCCGACGCCAAGGGCAAAAAACGCAGATTCTCGAAGATCGTTGGCTACATCAACGAGGACGAGCTGAAGAGAAAGATCGACTCCTACAGCTTCAGAGTTCTCAAGTCCGAGTGTCTCGATCTACCGGAGAAGAACTCCATTCGACAGGAGGTTCTCCTGACGCCGGAGCAGAAGGAACTCTATGCCAAGATGAAGAAGGAATTCTTCGTCGATCTCGAAGCTGGGCTCCTGACAGCTCGCATGGCGGTGACTCGTCTCATCCGTCTACAGCAGATCATCAGCGGCTTCGTCTGGAAGCATCCCAAGAAGGATCCTGAGACTGGAAGGATTATCGAGCCAGAAGTGTATCAGGAGTTCCCGACGAACCGCGTTGATCGCGCGATAGACATCATTCAAGAGGCTCAGGGTAAAGTCATCGTCTGGGTTAAGTTCCAGGGTGACTGGCGTATTCTCACAAAGGCGCTGAACGCAGCTAAGATTGGATGGGTGGACTATGTCGGAACCACGCCTCAGCAAGATCGCCAAGGGAATATTGATCGCTTTCGGAATGATCCCAACGTCAAAGTATTTATCAGCTCCCCAAAGTCAGGTGGTACTGGACTCAATCTCACCGTGGCCTCCGAGGTCATCTGGTTCAGTCGTGACTTCTCACTTGAGGCAGAACTCCAGGCCAACGATAGATGTCACCGTATCGGGCAGCACAACGTCGTCAACTATCACTATCTCATAGCGCCGAAGACGGTGGACGATCGCATTGACGCAGTTCTGAAAGCTAAGAAGTCTATCGCCGAGAATATCATAGACATAAGGGATCTCTTCGCAGATGACGAGTAAAGTATATGTGCTTCAGGCAACCCGCCATCAGGCTGACGTTAGTCCCGCAGCCGTGTATGGACAGATTCAATTCGTGCTCTCCGCAGGAGATCGCACTTGCTCTAACCCAGAGCTATCTATGGATCGTCTACGCAGGGCTTTATCCGACTTTGACCCTCTCCACGACTTTATTGTCTGGGCTGGGGGAGATCCTCTCAGTGCAATCGTAGCTGGGATGGTCATGCTTGACCTAGGCATCCGAAAGTTTCGCTACTTGCGCTTTGAGAAAAACCACCATACAAAACCAGGAGAACCGGTGACTGGGTTCTATTCTCCTGTAGAAGTAAGGCTAGAAGAGGACGAGTGATGCAAGACGCAGCCCCCGACGACGACGTTGACTTCTTCGAGGAAGCCGACTCAGGTACTGGTTCCGAGCGATTCAAGGCGCACATTACTAATCTCGCGCGCGAGCATCGTCAGATCGAGGGCGAGATCATGGAGCTCCAGAACAAGATCAAGGAGCTCGGTAAACGCAAGACGGAGATCGAAACTCGCAAGCTTCCGCAGCTTCTCCAGCAGGCGGGCGTCAGGGAGATCACAACGCTGGAGGGTCTCAAGGTCTCCACCAAGTTCGTCGTGGGTGCCATTCCGGCCGAGTCCAAGGAGAAGGCTTACGAGTGGCTAGACGAGCATGGTCACAGCGACATTATCAAGCGCACTCTAGCTCTCCAGTTCCAGAAGGGTGACACGAAGCAGGCCGAGGCTGCGAAGGAAGCTCTCGTCAAGCTCGGGTTTGATCCCTCCACGAAGCTGGATATTCACCCTCAAACCTTCATGGCGTTCGCGCGAGAGCAGATTACCAACGGCAGGATGCTCCCGTTAGATCAGTGGGGAGTCTTCTTCGGCGACAAGGCCGTCATTAAGTAGCTTTCTTGAACAAAATATCCCTTGCGTTGTGAGCAACGGTGTTTATAGTTGAGCGTCTGGCGGTAAGCCAGTGACCAGAGGAGAGCCTAATGGCTGAAACGAAAGATAAGGCAAAACCGAAAGCGGACGAGACGGATACCAAGGCTGGCGGTACCGAACTCGCGACAAGGCAGGAATCCACAGATCTCGCAGCGGCGGACGACGACTTTTTCGCCGACGCTGGCGCAGGGCTGAGCGACTTCCAGCAGACGGACTTCCTGATCCCCTATGTGCGGATCATTCAGGCGTTGTCCAAGGAGCTTCAGCGTAATCACGCTAAGTTTCTCGAGGGCGCTCAGCAGGGCATGTTCGTCAATTCCGCGACGCGCAAGACGTACAGCGGCGAGAAGGGTTTTCTCGCTGTCCCGGTTGGGTTCAGCCATCGCTACATGGCATGGCGACCGAACAACGCAGGCCCCGCGTACGACATGGGGGACGACCCATCGGTCTACAACTCCATCACTCCACTTCCGGAGGGTGACAAGAACGCGGGTAAGCGTTTTGACCAGCAGGGTAACGAGGTAACGGACTCGCTCCAGTACTTCATCCTTCTCGTCAATCCGGAGACGCAGGAGTGGGAAGCTGCGGTGCTTAACTTCTCCGGCGTACAGGCTCGTAAGGGCCGCGGATGGGCCACCACCATCAACAATCGGATGGAGCGTCACCCGCAGACGCAGCAGCTCTTCCGACCTGCGATGTGGTTCTATTCGTACAAGATTACCACCGTGCCCGAGTCTAACGACAAGGGTTCGTGGTATGGCTTCCTCATCGAGGAGGGGCCGAAGGTGAAGGATCTCCCGAACGGAAAAGAGATCTTTCGCGCCGCGAGCGAGCTGCGTAAGCGGGTCGACGCCGGCGAGGTGAAGGGTGCTGTCGACGATGAGCGCGACGACGCCAATCCCGGAGAAGAAAAGGCGTTCTAATTCCAGACGCCTCTAGAAAGGAGTGCAAGAAGTTATCATGGCAACGAAACTCGATACCGAAAAGCGTCTGTGGGTCGGCCCCACGGCGGTTCGTGCTGGCTCGGTCGTGGACGCAATTCGCTCCGCCGCGAATGATCTCGGCGGCGCTCCGGGAGGCGAGGGTGTCGCCTACTCGGACCTGGAGAAGAATCTCCTGGAGAACTTCCAGCCCAAGAAGTCGCAGGGCTACGGCCCCTCGTACATTCGGGCCTACGTTCGCGACGCCGTTCAGCGCTACGGTCATCTCACCAACGACCCCGAGAAGGCGGCCGAGTACAGCTCGATCGCCGCACCGGAGCCGAAGGCCAAGGAGCCCAAGCCCAAGAAGATGACCAAGGCCCAGCAGGCCGAAATCGACGCGCTGAACTTCATCCGCACGCGCGGTGAAGTCGCGGACGCCGGCGATCTGGACAACACCCAGATCACCATCAAGGACTTCGTGACCGAGACGGGCAAGAAGTCCAAGACGGTGCAGAACCAGATCGAGAAGCTCGAGAAGGACGGTCTCGTCCGTACCGAGTCTCGCGGCGAGGGCGGCGACGAGGCGACCTACGTCTTCCTGACGCAGGCGGGTCTGAGCCGTCTGCAAGAAGTCGAGTCGCAGGCGACCGGCGAGCCGACGACCGCGACGGGAAGCGACGGCGGTCTGGCCGAATAAGCCCGACTCCGTTCCTGTCACCAGAGAAGGGCGGGTGTCGGTAAGGCACTCGCCCTTCTTTCTGCCCGAGGCGGAGAAGAGCTGTGAACCAAGAGAACTACGAGACATTCGTTCATTATCTTAATGAGCGCGAGTTAATTCGGCAGAAGCGCGCTCGCGGAGAGCCGGGACCCTGGACGAGAGACCCCATTCTCAGCCGCTACAAGTTCACCAACATCTTGCGGATTTACGATCGTACGACGCAGTGGCTCGTCAAGCACTGGTACAATCCGCGGCGAGGCAATACGTCAAAACAGATTCTAGCGCTCAACTGCGCCATCGCCCGCTACTTCGGAAGCATCGAGTTTCTGGAGGACGTCGGCTTCCAAGACTCGTGGGATCCTGACTTCCTCATTCGTCGTGCCTCCGAGAGACTTCGCAATCACCAGAAGGTCTTCACCGGCGCGTACATCATCACGAACGCAGGCAGCACAGATCCCAAGCAGAACGTCGTGGTGTCGCAGTTTCTGACGCCGTATCGTATGAATCTCGACAAGGTAGTGCGACTAGCCGAGAATCATAACTCCTGGAAGGTCGTCTGCGAGTTTCTCCAGACGCTGCCGGGAATCGGTGCCTTCATGGCGAAGGAGATTGCACTGGACATGCTGCTGACTCCGGTGCTGGAGCATGCGACCGACAAGCTGACGTGGTCGCCGGCTGGACCCGGAGCCATCCGTGGTCTCAACCGTCTGCACGCTCGTCCCTTGCAGAAGGGACTAACGCAGGCTCAGGCCCAGCACGAGATGCAGGAGCTCCTCGTCAAGCTCTCAGCAGATCGCGCGTTCGAGGACTACATGCCCGAGATTGGCGTGAAGTTCGGAGTAACTGACGTTCAGTTCTGTCTCTGCGAGTTGGACAAGTATCTCCGTGTGAAGAACGGAGAGGGTCGGCCGCGCTCAGGATACGATTATCGCAAGGCAAAACCACTGGTCTTTTGAGAAACTGTGCGCTAAGGGGAAGTGGTATGCGAGAGCCTCCACGCAAGCTTGATGTAGCCGACGTCGGAACCAACCCAGACGTCACGAACGTTCGCTTGTATCTCAACGGAGTTCGGCAGACGAGGGTCCTGCGATACGATATGGACGAGGGATGGTTAGTCCGACACCGCATGAAGGACGACAAGCCGGTACTTCGCGACGACAAGTGGCTCACCGAGCGCATCCGGTTTGAAGAGGGAGAGCTCGTCGTCAAGTGGTTTGACGATAGCAGAGTTCAAGACTAGAAAGGCTGAGAATGCAGATCTTCATACCGACGCGTGACCGCGTCAACGCTCAGTTTACGTGGTATAACCTGACGCCAGCCCTCCGCAGCGTTACCACCTTGGTGTGCCCACCGGAGGAGGTCGAGGCCCATCGAGCTGCTCGTCGAACAGCGGTGGCGCGGCCCCCTGTGCGGTTGGCCGCTGTGCGGCAGTGGATTGTCGACGAGCTTGCTAGACGGGGTGAGCCGGTAATCATGCTTGACGACGATCTAGCCTTCTTCGTGCGGAAGGATCCCTCGGCGCACAATCTTCGTCCGGCGGGTACGGACGTAGAGAGCATCATGGCGCGGCTTCACAACGAGGTCACCGCCGGACCATTCGTCCACGCTGGTCTGTCCCCACGACAAGGCAACAACTGGGCTTATCCCGAGAAGATGCTCTACATCGAGCGGATGAACGCCGTTCACTGCGTTCTGCCGGAGGCGCTGAGGCACTACGGAATTCGCTATGACGACGTTGACATGATGGAGGACTACCATGTCGTTCTTTCGCTATTCGAGAAAGGCGAGAAAAACGTCGTTATCACGGATGCTGCGTGGGATCAGTGCAAAGGAAGCGGAGCTCCAGGAGGCTTCAGCCACTACCGAACTAGCGAGACTCAGGCGGCGGCGGCTGAGCGCCTTGCGGAACTTCATCCGAAGTCGGTCAAAGTCGTAGAGAAGGAACCCAAGACCGGCTCAGGAGGCTTCGCTGGCAAGCGCAAGGACGTCCGCGTTCAGTGGAAGAAGGCGTACCAGACGCGCGACCCACAGTTCATCAATCCCAGCTTCAGGAGGTCTTGATGCGGGACAAGCAGGGAAGGACCTATATCAAACTCACGGAGCTCCGAGAAGGTGGCTACGTGGTCTGTGACGGCGACTTTCCGTGCATCCCCGCATGGTCTCGGAAGAAGGTCTTCCGCAACGACGCCGGCTTCTTCGTGGAGTGCGAGACGCGCGTTCGTCACTATCTCGAGCCACAGCTTCAACCCGACGGATCTTTAATCGGCGTGTACCCCGACGGTACTAGAACAGGACTGTAGATGTATAGTTTTGAGATTGATTGTCCCAACGAGGGACTCGGCCGCGTCATGCAGGCGCTCAGGACGGATGGAATCATCACTGACAGCCGCAACGGCCCCGTCATTCGCTTTCCCAAGCCGGTGTGCCTGGAGTACCCTAATCCTCGCCGGAGAGTACTAGATCATCCCGTGCGCGACGCCAACCACTTCTTTCATTTGATCGAGACAATGTGGATGTTCGCAGGTCTCAACACCGTCGCCCCGCTTGATCTCTTCAACGAGCAGTTCAAGCAGTACTCCGACGACGGGAAGACCTTCGCGGCACCCTACGGCTTTCGCTGGCGGCACCACTTCAAGATGGACCAGCTCCAGTACGTCGTGGATAAACTTCGCAAGAATCCTGAAGATCGCCGCATCGTCTTGCAAATCTGGGATCCCGAGGAGTTGAAGAAGCCGATCGGCAAAGACTTCGCGTGCAACCAAAACATCATGTTCGACACGAGGCCTGCCGGTCCAGGCTTCACAGGAGGATACTTCCTCGACATGACTGTGACCAATCGCAGCAACGATTTAATCTACGGTGCGATGGGTAGTAATCTCTTCCACATGTCGATGCTTCACGAGTACATCGCGCATCACGCAGGGCTGGCGCTCGGCACCTACTATCAGTTCTCAAAGAACATGCATCTGTATCTGGAGAATCCCGTCTCAAAACGCTGCTGGCAGCGGATGGACGAGTTCTCCGAGGGGTTGAATGAGTTCGAATCGCCTGAGCAAGACAGATCTCTGAGCGAGTACGGTCTCACCCTGGACATGAATCCTCTGAAGAACTTCGTCAACTCTCACGTCGTGCCAGATTCCGAGGTAGGAACGTATCTGGACAGGGTCGTCAAGCCTATCGTCGAGGCGTACAAGATCTATAAGCTTAAGCGACGCATCGGCCTAGACACCCCCATCGAGCTTCGCGTAGATCTGGCTATCGAGATTCTCAACGAGTGCAAGTCCGAGGCTCTCCGCTCCGCCTGCATCGGCTGGTTGACGGACAAGGTTCACAAAGCTAAGGAAAAGAGAAAGGCCGCGTAATGGACTTTGTCGAGGCGTGGCGCTCTGGCACCGTCAGGCGTTATCACACGATGGAGGCTATCGAGTCTAATCTCGTCAGCCAGCACTCTTGGGGAGTCGTTCTCCTCATTCTGATGCTGTGGCCTGACGCGCCTCGTCAGCTTCTAATCGCCGCCGAGCTACACGACTTCGGCGAGAAGGCTACCGGCGACATGCCCGGACCTGTGAAGTGGGGTAATCCGGTGCTGGAGTCCGAGATGGATCGGATGGAGCGCGCTCACATGAAGGCTCGTCTTCCCGACACCCTGCTTCAGCTTCTAGAGTCGGTGGACGAGGTTCAGTGGGGCTTGGTCGAGCTATGCGATCGCGCTGAGTTCTGCATCAGCATGATTCAGGAGCGCATGCTCGGCAACAAGTTCACCGAGATCTACTACAAGCGGGCGTGGGATAAGATGACCCTCGTGCTGGAGCAGTTCAGAGATCGCTTCCTGGCGATTCCCGGAGTGTTCGACAGCATCGTTGAGATGCGCCGCAACATAGACTCATACTGGAGAGAGGCGAGGAAGTAGACATGGAACGCTATAACCCCGACAAGAAGCTTTCAGCCAACGAAATTCAGCACGGCGGATCTCACTACAAGGGCGCGAAGTTCCAGCACTGGGACTTAATCGCCAAGAACAAGATCGGCTATCTGGAGGGCTGTGCCTCCAAGTATGCCTCGCGCTGGCGCAAGAAGAACGGTCTGGAAGACTTGCAGAAGGGCGTCCACTACTGCGACAAGATTCTGGAAGTCATTGCTGAGTATGACTACAAGCCGACGGGTCGCGCGCCCTACAGCGATCTCCAGATGTTCTTCGACCAGAACGACATCACCGACCGAGACGAGCAACTTGCGATCTCGCATCTGTGCACGTGGGACTCGACCCTGTGCATCCAGCTAGCTCGCAAGCACATGGTCTTGCTACTCGAGAAGGCTCAGGCGCTGGCGGCTTAACCTTGTCCAGCGAACAAACAAGCTTTATACAAGAGCTTCTGGACAGCCCTCCGAGACCGAAGGGTAGTCGCAGTAAGCGAAAGCCGACGTCAATGCTGGATATGTTCAGTGACCTGCCCGAGTTACATGGGCCGATCACACTAGACAACGAAACTCACGACCCTCTTCTAAAAGTCCGCGGCTCCGGCTGGTCATACTCTCGCGAGGGCCAGAACGGTGGCAAGATAATCGGTATCGCGGTACACGCCGACAACTTTCACGAGTACCTTCCGATCGGTCACACGGAGGGGAACCTAGATCCTGTGAAGATTAAGTCCTGGCTCAGTCGGCAGCTGACGAAGGACGATTCCCAACCGAAGATCTTCTTCCACGCACAGTACGACGTCGGCTGGTTTCAGGCCGAGGGCATCAAGATCAGTGGGCGAATAGAGGACGTAAGCTTTCAGGCACCGCTGGTGGACGAGCATCGCCCGAATTATCAGCTAGATCGTTTGGCTAAAGACCTCATCGGCCGAGGAAAGGACGAGCGGGCGTTGGCCGAGGCTGCGAAGAAGCTCGGCGTAAAGAACACGAAGGCTGACAACATCAAGATGCATCTCATGCGAGTGCATCCAGACGTCGTCGGGATCTATGGTCGCGAGGACGTCGCGATCACTAGAGAGCTCTGGGACTTCTACAATCCCATCATGGAAGAGCAGAACCTCTGGGACGTCTATCATCTCGAGTGCGATCTGATTCCTATGCTCGTGGACATGCGGATGCGCGGTGTTCGCGTAGACGTCGCGGGCATAGAAGTTCAGCAGCGCATTCTCGTAGCGGCGGAGGACGAGGCTCGAAAATTCATACGAGATAAGACCGGCATCACGGTCGGTAGCTGGGACAATGCCAATGAACTCTCTCGCATCTTCGACAAGCTCGGCATCAAGTACGGTCTCACCGAGAAGACTGAGCAACCGAGTATCACTGCTGACTGGTTGCGCTCGCTACAGCACCCCGTCTCAGACGCTATTCTTCGTGGCCGTAAGACGAACAACATCAGATCCACCTTCCTAGAAAACAATCTCCTGAACTTGCAAGAGGGTGGTCGCATCTTCCCCAACTTCAACCCGCTGAAGAAGGACGACGAGTCCGGCGGAGTTCTCGGCAAGGAGCTGAAGGCTGGCGTCAAGGGCGCGCTGTCGGGCCGGTTCAGTTCCTCGCAGCCAAACTTCCAGAACTTCCCGTCGCCGGAGAAGGACCCAGAGCTTGGTCTGATGGTTCGCAGCATGATCTTACCCGAGGAGGGCGAGTTCTGTCACGTCATGGACTACTCCTCGCAGGAACCTCGCCTGACGGTTCACTTCGCCGAGGTCACAGGATGTCACAAGGCGTTCGAGATGGCCGAGCGCTTCAGGCAGAATCCTTACACCGACTTGCACGACGAGACGCGTAAGAACGTGGCCTCGCTTCTTCAGGAGTGGTCTGATCCCAAGTATCGCAAGAAGGCGAAGATAATTAATCTTGGCGTCGCCTACGGGATGGGCGGTGGAAAGCTGGCGCTCTCCCTAGGTCTTCCGTACACCGAGGCCTCCTTCATGAAGGGAGATCAGGAGTTTCAATATCTCAAGGCAGGCCCCGAGGCGCAGGAGCTGATGGCCGTCTTTGACGAGGCTGCGCCGTTCATCAAACAGCTCGCGCGAAAAGCTCAGAACGCAGTCAAGCAGAAGGGTTACATCAGGACGCCCATCGGACGACGATTCCGCTTCCCGAAGGAAGACGATGGTCGTACGTACAAATTCCTGAACAAAGCTCTCAACCGACTCATTCAGGGCAGCGCCGCGGATATGACGAAGCTCGCGCTGCGGGACATGTATCGGGAGGGTATTCTTCCGATGGGAACCGTGCACGATGAAATTGACATTAGCTCCGCCTCTGTGAAGGAAGTTCATCGCGTGCAGGAAATCATGGAGACCGCGATGGAGTTGACGATCCCCATCAAGATCGACGTTGCATCTGGCCGGAATTGGGGCGAGGCGTCCCAGGAGAAGGCCGGTGCAGAGAACTACAAGAAGTTTCTAGAAGGAGCGCTGTAATGTCTGAGTCTGGTATCGTTCCCGGAGAGGGAATTCTCTCGAAGGAATATCGCTACGAGGATCTGTCAGTCTTTCCGGTGAACATCACTCCGCTGCGCGAGGGTGTGATAATTCCGAAGAGGGGGTCTCTTCAGGCGGCGGGCTACGACTTAGTCGCCGTTGAAGATGTGACGATTCATGTTGGCGAGATCACGAAGATCCCACTCGGCTTTGCGACCGCTCTGCATCCCGACATTCACTGCCGAATCGAGTCCCGCTCCGGCATGGCTCTCAAGGGTGCCGTCGTCGTCACGGGAGTGATAGACGCAGACTATCGCGGCGAGTGGAATGTAATCATGATCAATCTCGGCAAGAGTGTGTTGAATATTGCCAAGGGAGACCGCGTGGCCCAAGCTGTGTTTAGGCCCACGGTGCGGGCGCACTTTGAGCCTACGGTAGAGCTCTCAGAAACTCGCAGGGGCGTCGGTGGCTTTGGCAGCACAGGCAGGTGAGGTTTGCGCCGCCTGTTAGCTTAGGAGCGCTTAGAAAGGGCTTGATGTGCAGCGACCTGCTCTCGTAGTAGACGGACTCTCCGTCTTCCACTCCACCGCTGGACCAGCGGCGAGATTGACGAACGGCTACACGTACTCATTCGTCGTCTCTCTGACCTCAGCGGTCAAAAAGTTCGGCCCCAAGGGAATCTTCGTCTGCTGGGATCGCAAGTCGAAGAAGCGACTAGAGCTTCATCCTGGATACAAGGCCGACCGACCCTCCTCCATGAACGAAGATAAGGCGAAGATGATGGAGGACGTAAAGCGCTTCCTTCGCGTCATCGGTGCTGATCAGGTGTGGGCCGAGGACCACGAGGCTGACGACGTCGGAGCCATGCTGGCGAACACACTCGGTGTCGCGATTCTGGTCAGTAATGACAAGGACTGGCTGCAACTCGTACGTGATGGAGTCTCCGTCTACACGCGATGCCAGATCGCTGGCCGCAAGGCCGAGAAGAAGCTCGTCACGACGCACAACTTCGCGGAGCTCACTGGATGGAATAGTCCTGAGCACCTAGTTCAAGGTCTCTGCGCGATGGGCGATGGCGTTGACAGAATCAACGGCCTCGAGGGCGTCGGCGAGATCACAGTGAAGAAGTACCTTCTCGGTATGTCGGTCGGACCTGTTCTTCAGGAGCGACTCGAGACCTTCTTCGCCGGAGACCCTCTGTACGTCAGAAACCGTAAGCTGATTGAACTTCGGGACGTTAAGGAGATTCCTAACCTACAGGCGGACTGCGGTCAGTTTGACGAGCGAGCAGTAAAGAGCTTGCTCGAAGAACTAGGCTTTGCTAGTATGCTTAAGAATTTCCCCGAGTGGGTGCGACCCTATAAGGAGGCCTATGCAGACATTTCTACCCTTTCGTAGCTTCACGGCCTCGGCGCAAGTCTTAGACTATCGCCGGCTCGGCAAGCAGCGCGTTGAGTGTAAGCAACTCCTCAGCGCGCTTCGCTACGAAGTTCGGGACGGAATTCTCGTAGCGACCCCTGACAGCAAGGCAGGCTGGCAGAATCACCCCGCCGCGAAGATGTGGCGAGGCTACGAGATGGCTCTTGCCGAGTACCAGCTCATCATGATCCAAGAATGGATTCAGCGGGGCTACAAGAACACAATACAGGCGATTAACCCATCGCAAGTCGGCGACCACTATCCCGATCCGCCGTGGCTCGGTGACGAGGCTTTTCACGCCAGCCATCGCAGCAATCTCCTTCGCAAAGATCCCAAGCACTACGGACAGTTCGGCTGGACGGAGTCTCCTGATCTTGAGTACGTGTGGCCGGTGCCATGAACGCTGTTGCAGAAGTATCCGCCCCCTCAGTCGTGCGCGAGCTAACGTACGAAGATCTCAACGATCAGCAGAAGGCCGCGGTCGACGACATCGTTCGTGCGGTGCAGGCCGGACGCTGCGCCGAGGTCCCCTACATTCTTCAAGGCTACGCCGGAACTGGGAAGACTACTCTTCTTCGCATTCTTATGCAGCGCCTGAGAATCCCGCTGTCTCGCATAGCTCTCTGCGCTCCGACAAATCGCGCCGCGAAGGTTCTCGCTAACAAGACTGGTCTCTTCACCCAGACCATTCACAAGCTGATTTACATCACGGTGTCGGAAGAGATCAACTTCCAGCGCGAGCGTCTGCGAATGTGGGAGGAAGCCAAGAGCTTCAACCAGCTCAGCGAGGCTCTCATCGTGCAGTCGGGGCAAGATCTTCGTCAGGAGTACGACGAGCTTCTCGAGCGTGATGGTCTGGCCTTCGACGAGCAAGAATTCAAGACCTTCTGCTCTGAGCGCGAGGAGACCATCCTGAAGTTCGAGGGCTTGGAGCTGCCAGCCGATCCTATCGCCAGACAAGACGTCTTCGACAAGATCAAGGCTGAGCGCATGACTCAGCACAAGCAGAATATTCGTGATCTGATGGCCGAGGATCTTCCGGTTCGTAAGAAGGAGCCGATGGAGCTCATCGAGAAGTACTCGCTCATTATGGTGGACGAGTCTTCTATGGTCAACGAGGCCATTGGCAAGGACATCATGTCGTTCGGCATACCCGTCATCATGGTTGGCGATCCCTTCCAGCTTCCGCCTGTGAAGGCCAAGCCGTTCTGGCACAATCTCAAGCCACAGACCGTCTTGACTCGCATCGAGCGGCAGAAGGGCGTCGGCGCGGGAATTCCTCTTGCTGGCGAGAAACTTCGCAAGGGAGGCCAGATTGCCCGAAACGAATCCCTATCAATCCATCCTCGTAATACGCTCGCCGACTCTGCTTGGGTGGAGACTGACCAGATTATCTGCGGAACGCACAAGACGAGAGAACGTCTATGTCGTTTCGTGCGAAATAAGCTGGGTCACAGCACAGCCCATCCGCAAGCTGGCGAAAAGATCGTAGCGGTCTTCAACGACAAGAAGCGCGGCATCATGAACGGTGAGCTGTACACCGTTCGTCGCAGCGAACTGACCCGTTCTGGCACAGTCACTCGAATGGACATCGAGGATCCCTATGGTCGTGTCATCAATAACGTGGACGCCTGGACTCGTGGCTTCAGTGGACGTTCACAGACTGACTTCCTCGACGATCAGTTTGGTAAGTTCTGGTGGGGATACGCGATTACCTGCCATCAGTCCCAAGGCTCCGAGTGGAAGCAGATTATCGTCTGTGACGACTGGCCGGGAGACGGTCACGACCGTTGGCTATACACAGCCATCACGCGAGCCTCTCACCACTGCGACTTAGTGAGGTAGTATGGACTATCGTGAACTTCTCGTAAAGTACATGGCTCACGTAGGTGAGCATGAGGGCACCTACTTCCTCATGTATCTCGGCAGAGGATTCTCCGAGGAGGAGAAGGCTGAGTTGGAGAAGATCTCTAAGGAGGCAGACGAATGGCCGCAGACGTACTGACCTTCACCGGTGAGACCAAACTTCCCGTGCCGGTGGACAAGGTTCTGCGTCAGGCACTGGAGGAACACGAACAGAATCCCTTCGGTAGAGTAATTGTGATCGCCATCTACGAGGATGGTGTGAACGAATACTATGCTGCGAGCGAGTCTGACGCAGGAACTCACGTCTGGGATATACAACGATTCACACGTTATCTTCACGCGAGGGCAGATGAGCGACTTATTCCCAGTAGCGACTGAGTATTCTCCGTACGCTGGCATCGGTAGTCAGGAGACTCCCAAGAGTATTCAGGGGCTGATGCGCGGCATCGCTCTGTATCTTTACGAGCGTGGCTACACTCTTCGCAGCGGAGGAGCTGAGGGAGCGGACACCGCCTTCGAGCTGGGAACTCCCGTGATGTCCCTGATGGAGATCTTTCTGCCGTGGGACGGCTTCAACGGGAAACGAATGACGATTCCCGAGAAGAACTTAGCTCTCGGCGAGGCTCGCAGTCTAGCCGAGAAGTATCACCCGAATTGGGCCGCGTGCTCCGAGGGTGCGAAGAAGATGCATATTCGCAACACCTTCCAGGTCCTCGGTGCCGACTGTCACTCGCCAGTGAAGTTCGTAGTCTGCTGGACGAAGGACGGAAAGGCCTCCGGTGGAACAGGTCAGGCGCTTCGCATCGCCGAGGATAGGAAGATTCCCGTCTACAATCTTCACGATCAGTCAACGCGAGGGATGTTCTACGAGTTGCTAGGCTGGGAACATAATGTTTAGAGATCAAGTGGCTTTCGTATGCGGGACGGCAGCTTCTGCGAGAGATATGCAGAAGCGACTCTACGAAACTTCTGACGAATACCGCGAAGGATCGCTATACATAGGATTCGTTCTGCAACGCTGGGAGGGTTTCAGATTTAAGATGATCGTGATCTCTTCCGAAGCTCGTCTGTTCATGGAATTCAAGATGCGAACTGAGGATAAAGAAGAAGTTATCGAGGCTCTGACTCGACGACTGGATCGAGGAGGCCAGATCATCTGGCAGGAGCTATGAGACGCTTTCGACTCATCGCTCCTGGGAACCAACTAGTCGGTTCCTTCGAAATAGACGGACCTCTAGAACACGCGGCTCCTTCGTTGCGCGAGCTTGCTGAGGCGGCAGACACGGATAAGACATTCACCTTCGAGATTAACGAGCAACGCTGGGCGGGCGTCACTGTGAGGGAAGTTCCTGGATGCGGCTCCTGAGCATTTTGTGCTTGCTGCGTGAGCAGTGCCGTGGCACTTAGGCCCTAGGCGGCGCTGGCAGAGCGCATCACAAGCCTCCGGAAGTCTTCCTCGAGGATAACAACCGGAAACTCGAATACTCTGCAAGAGAGTAAGGGCTTAGGCCCGCGACGGACAATGGCGAGGGTTTGGGAAGTGCCTCGGCGCTTCTGCAGAATAGTCCTCCGGAAGCTTCGGCTAAAGGAAATGCATCCTCCGCTCTCGAACCGGCCCTGGAGGGAAACTTCCGCGAAGCCTCGGCGACGCAGTAGGAAGCGGTACCTCTGGGGTCTTCTCTCTTCTTCTCTCGTCGTGTGTCTAGCCCCGCACATGACCGCGATGGGAGGCCCGGGAGCTTTCCTCGTCCCGCGAGGAACTTGAGTGCAGGGATTCACTCTTGGCGCACAGTGTCGTAGCTCCCGCTTCTTCTCTAAAATAAAACTTGTCCAGCGAGCTGTGCTGAGCTAGAGCTCACTAGTCTAGACTGATCAGACTAGGAAGAGAGTACTCATGCTCGCGTGTCTGTTTGACACCGAAACCACCGGCATCTACGACTATCGCGCTCCGGCTGGGGCCGATCATCAGCCGGACGTAGTCCAACTCTGCGCTATGCTCTGCGACAAGGAGCGAATCTATAGCGCAGTCAATCTGTTCATTCACGCCGACACTGAGATCCCCGACGCTGCGTACGAAGTTCATCGCATCGATCGCGCTCTGACTGCGCGAGTCGGAGTAAGTCGACTTCGCGCCTGTCAGCTCCTGGACAGCATGGCCGCGAAGGCGGACGAGCTGGTTGGTCACAACATTGACTTTGACGTCAACATGATGATGACCGCCATGATGCGTGAGGGCGGGAAGGGGGCCAATCTCAAGAAGCCTCGGTTCTGCACCATGAAGTCGGCTGTGGAGCACTGCAAGCTTCCCAATCCGAAGCGTCCAGGAACCTACAAATGGCCTTCTCTTCAAGAAGCCTACCAGATCCTGGTAGACTCCAAGGGCTTCTCCGGCGCTCACGACGCTATGGCCGATGCGAGAGCAACGTATGAGCTCTACCGCATTCTCCGTTAACGAACTTACCGAGGAGCTTGCTCTTCAGGTCGCCGAGGCCTTCGTTCTGTGTGACCGAGATCCTACGCGCATGGCGCGAAAGCTCGGCGTAGATCGCTTCGATCTCAATATCGTCATGCATCCGATGGTGAGGAGCTACATCGTCAAGATGGAGCGGATGACTGTCGTCAGCTGCACGCTGGAAGATCACATGAAGCAGCTCGCGAAGATTCGTGACGCGGCAATGGATGACGAGAACTACAAGGTTGCTCTGGCAGCCGAGACGCAGCGAGGAAAGGCGGCGGGACACTACGACCCCAAGAAGCTGGATGATCCTGCTGACGACGGTAAGCCGATTGACGCCACCAAACTCTCCAGCGAGGAGCTGAGGCGTCGTCTCGCTAAATTCATCGGGGCAAGCATCACCGATCCGAATGCTCTTCCTCCTCCCGAGCCTGGATCTCTCGAGGGTCAGGCGGCGTTGGACGACGACGATCAGATATGAGCCTAGATGAAGAAGTCCTAATCCGAGAACTGCTTCGCCGCGAGGAGGCGAAGATCCACATGGAGAACTTCGTTCCCTATGTGACTGAAGGCATTCATACTCCGGCTCCGCATCACCTCATCGTCTGCCGTGCTCTTGACGCCGCTCTTCGCGGACAGAAGAAGCGTCT